CGAGTTGAACAATGAAAACATGTTGCAACTTCTACCTGAAATACTTGTTGAATCTTGGCCAGAGGCGATAGCAGTAATGTCAATCGCAACAGGTCTTGAGGAAAACTTTTTAAACGAGATTGGTCTGGACGACGCCGTAAATATTTGTACAGCAGTCATTGAAGTCAACAACTACAAAGACGTGTACGAAAAAATAAAAAAAATGACAGCTCGTCCAAATCAAATAAGCCAATAGAGATAGAAGAATGGCTCTATTGGTCAATCGACCTACTGGCGAGCGAGTATGGGTGGTCGAAAAAAGACATATTGGAAAACGTCTATTTAGACGAATTACCCCTATTGTCTAAACACATAAACAAACGGAAGATAGGCACGATGAGGGAACAACTGGCTATTGTTCAAAATCCACATGTCAACGATCCTAAACAGATCTGGAGAATTATTGACTATAGAGAAAAAGAAATGGAAGGGAAATCTTATTTAGATGAGGAATTCGATCAAGTGGCTTTCAATGCTTTTAAAACGACTGTTTCCAACCACACTAAATGGATTGCCATAAAATAACTTTAAAGTAGTGACCACGAGTGATAGACTGAAATTATGTCTTTTGATCTTGGCTCAGTGGTCGCACACATTAAAGCGGATATTTCTGGTTTTCAGGATGGTTTAAACAAAGCTCATTCTGAAGTCGGAAGTTTTACCAGTAAAGTTTCTTCTGGGTTTGGAACGTTAACTAGGATTGCGGGTGTGGCAGGTCTTGCGCTTGCGGGTGCAGGCATAGCAGGTGCAAAAGTTGGACTTGACTCGGCCGCCAAGTATGAGCAATCCACGATTGCATTTACTACGCTTCTAAAAGATCGAACAAAAGCACTTGAAACCCTAAAGGTTATTGAAGAAGACGCAAAGAAAACACCGTTCGATTTGGCACCACTGATTGACATGAATCAACGATTGATCGGCGCAGGAATGAGTGCAGAGGGGGCTAGAAAGACTGTTTTAGGCCTTGGCGACGCTGTATCTTCTACTGGTGCCGGATCGGCTGAGATGATACGTATCGGTAACACAATTGGTCAAGTCTATGGCAAGGGAAAAGCCGACGCCGTGGACTTTAAAGAAATGGTCAACGCTGGCTGGGTTACTGTCAAAAAAGATACCGCCGAAGCGATGGGTGTGACTATGGCACAGTTTGAAGACTTAGTTTCTGCCGGTGAGGTTGATTTCAACACATTACAGGGGGCGCTTACCGCGGTAACTGGTGAAGGTGGAAAGTATTTTGGGGCAATGGATGAACAAAGTAAATCTTTAACCGGCAGAATGGCAACACTAGGTGACACTGTTCGTATAGCCCTAAAAAATGTACTGGTCGATTCTGGAGCATTCGACATGATAAAAAATGGGGTTGAAAAATTGACTATATTTATAGAAAATGACGCAGTCCCCGCAATACAAAATATAATTAAATCAATAAAAGAGTTTGTAAATAGTGAGTTTGTACAAAACACAATTATGCATCTTGCAGATGTATTTTTGTCGCTTGCGGGTAAAATGCAAGGAAGCTCGGGAACAATAAACACTGTTGTGACGGAAATTGTGAATTTCTTCCAAAACTATCTTATGCCAGCCGTTAAATCTGTTGTTTCTTTTGTTTCCGAACGTTGGGAGTGGTTCAGTTTAATGTTTAAAGGTGTATGGGAGATCATAATGGGAGTTGTCCAATTTGCGTGGGCTATTGTGTATGGAATACTTAAAGTAGGTTTAGCACTATTGGCTGGCGATTGGGGCAAAGCGTGGATTGCTGTAAAAGAAATGTTGGTAAACGCGTGGGAGGGCATTAAAAAAATATTTGGTGGCGCGATAGATTTTATTAAAGGTTGGGGTGGTCTAGTGATTCATAACTTGACTAAACCATTTGAGGAAGCCTGGGAGAAAATAAAAGAGAAAGTAAACAAAATAAAGGATTCGTTAGATTTTACCAAACGACACAGTCCATCCGTTGTTGACATCGTACAACATGGGGTTCAAGAAGTTAACCGTGCCTTATCTGGGTTAATAATGATGCCAAATATTGGTGCGCCACAAATGGCCGCTTCTGTGGTTGGAAATCAAGGTTTTAATTCTGGACCAAGTATGATTAGTTTGAATATAGACATGCAAGGTGCATTAATTTCAGACGAGGCGGGGGCTTCAATTATTGGTGAGAAGATTGGCGATGGAATCATTCGTAAATTACAACAAAACGTAAAATTCTAATATGGCATATGACATAACAATCAACGGCATCGACAGAACCGCAGACGTACTCGATAAAACAGTGGTTATTGAGGATGTGATAAACGATAAACAAAATGTATGTCGTTTTTCTATGGTGGATAGAAGTGGAAATGGAATACCAAGTACTGATCAAGAGATTGTCATAACTAATGCAAGTGGTACGCGCCAATTCGGTGGCTATATATTATCGGTAGGATTGTCGCAAAGATCCGAGGGGGTCATAAAAATAGACGTGAACTGTATTGACTATGTGAGACTATTGGACAGAAATTTAGTCCACAAATCATATTCAAGCATGACTGATTTAGCCATTATTCAGGATGTTATTTCGACATATTGTCCAGGGTTTGGAATAACAACGGCAAATGTAGTGTCTGGTGTAACAATTGACCAAATTAGCTTCAATTATTTACAGGTAAGCCAAGTAATGAGACGCATTTGCGATTTAACTGGGCGAAATTGGTACATCGACTATTCAAAAGATGTACATTATTTTCCACTGATACAATCGGCGGCACCTTTTAATATTACAGCCACAAAAACCACTTATCAAATAAACGATTCAATGGTTACAGCTCCAACTGGAGTATTACAACAGGATGCCAGTTTTGATGTCTTAAATTCATGGGTGGCTTTAACAGCTGCCGCAAATAACCAGGCAGGAAGGGTTTCGTATCAAAAGAAATTAGCAGAATCTTTTGTTATTTATGGCGAGTTTTTTAATGGTGTAAGTTCTGGTGGTGCCGATGCTAACTGGGTATGGTGGGGATGTTCTAGTGAACCCCAAACCGAAGATGCTGGGGCTGGGTATGGTGGGTTTTTAGTTGCGATGGATGAACACGACGATGTAATACAAATATGGTTTGATGGAACGCTTCTTTCTAGTGTTGCTTTCGCAAATTTAGATAATAATACTTGGAGAACATTACAGATAGAGGTTACAGGTTTTACTATTGTTGTAAAAATTGAGGGGTCGACAGTTTTGACATATAACGGCACACCAAGAGCATTGGGGGGAATATATACAGGTTTTGGAGCCAGAACGGGTGGGTTCAACAATATACATCGATGTCGAGAATTCCAGGTGTACGATACTGTTGGTAGTTATGATTATTATGGTTTACGTATCAACAAAGATGCGTCGCAACTGAAAAATCGGATCTATGTTCGAGGTGGGACAAAACTATCAGATACCACAACTTATTCGGAGAAGGGGGACGGACAAAAGCGCAAGTTTGTATTACCAGATAAACCACATAATTTGGCCTTGACTGTAAATGGAGTTGGTCAGTCTATCGGTATCAAAAACATTGATACTTCCGGATCTAATTGGTATTTGAATTTTCAAGAAAAATTTTTGGAACAAGATATTAGTGGGACTGTATTGTCCACGACTGACATCCTCAGTCTTTCATATAAATACGACATCCCCATTCTTGTTGCTGTCGAAGACACGACATCTATTACAAATAGTGGGGTTAAAGAGTTTGCAGTTTTTGATAAAAGCATTTCAACCACACAGGCTGCACGAGATCGTGCGAGCGCAGAACTTACAGATTATGCTAATAACATTATAGAGGGGGGATTTTCTACCTATACAGCTGGTTTTATTTCGGGTCAATATATAAATATCACACTTTCAAATTACGGAATAAGTGACAACTACTTGGTACAAAGAGTTGTTTCTAAATCATTAGGTGCGGGACTATATACATACGATATTTCTGTTGCCAGCTCGAAGACTATGGGTATTATTCGTTTTTTAATAGAACTGTTAGAAGCAAACAAAAACTTGATTGAGTTAGACAGCGACGAAGTTGTGGATGAACTTTTAAGTGTTCAAGATTCACTATTGAGCGATAGTCTGACGGAAATTTTAACAATTGATAGCAGTGGTCCATATTTCACATGGTGTACCGATAGTTTGCAGGCAACTCCCATTACCCGTGCGCGTTGGGATCTTTTTGGTTGGGGTTAGTTTAGTTTATAATAAATTTATGCAGCCAGAGTATATAAAAAACGGTCAAAATATCATAATTCCACTTCAAGGGATTGTTATTCCTATGGGCGCTTGTACTCTTATACTTCAAGACGCAAAAACAGGCAGAATTAAATCTATAGATCATATTAAAAATCTAATTACTACAGTTGGTAAGGCGGCTATGGCAAGTGGTTTACGCGGAAATGAAACAAACAATAAGGGGATCATTACATATTGCGCACTGGGAACAAGTGCAGTCGCACCAGCCAACGCCGATACTAAGTTAACCACTGAGTTATTTAGAAAATTAGTTAGTGTTCGTTCAGATTCATCTAATGTTGCAACATTTCAAACATTTTTCGGTACTCCCGATGCAAATGGAACCCTTCGCGAAGCGGGGTTGTTTGGAGATGCCGCAAGTGGCACCGTAGATTCAGGTACTCTATTTGCAAAGTTGGCAATAAATAGAGTCAAAAGCGCCAGTGATACGTTAACCTTAGGATGGCAAATAACTATTGGTTAACCTATGTGTCACAAGCTTTATAGTTTAAAAATGATAGTATAAACAAATGGCAACAAGTGCAGACGTAACAGCAGGTACAAACGCAGTGGCATCGGTGTTTAACGCATTGAGGGGTGATGTAGTTTTGGGTTTAAAAGTTTTTGGTACAGAAACAGATGCAGCAACGGTGACATTAGATTTTAGTAGTAAAACTAAGGGCAATGTCCGCACTCTAACACTTGGAGGAAATAGAACGTTGGCGACAACAGGGGATGTCGATGGACAAATGTTGACAATCTATCTTATCCAAGACGCAACGGGAACACGTACAGTAACATGGTGGTCTGGTATTACATGGCTAACGGGTGATGGGTCGATTCCTACGTTGCCAACAGCAGCAAATAAGGTGATCAGTCTTTCTATCCATAGGGTAAGTGTTGGTGTATATTACGGCTATATTAACGGCTTTAACTCTTAATCATGATTTATAAATCCGTAACCATTACCGCTAGTGGTGGCGGAGTAGGGAATATTAAGAACGACGATACAAACTGGGACAATTGCCGCAATGACACAAACGGGGACAGTACTGATGTTTCAAGGTTATATGTACGCTCAGAAAGAAGCAGTGGAAACTATCAAATCTATCGGACACTTTTGCCTATAGATACAAGTAGTATTCCTACATACGCATATATTTTAAGTGCAAGGTTAAGGCTATATTGCCAAGAAAAACAAGATAATATAGGTAGTGGTGGCGTCTATTTGTTTGGTCCAACAAGCCAACCAAGTACCACGGGTTTTACAACGGCAGACTATGATTTGGTAGCTGGTTCGACTTATGGTCAAATTTCATTGTCGGCATTAGTTGTGGGTACTACCAACGATATTATTATAAACAGCCCAAATCAGAATATAACTAAAGGCAGTACTAGTAAATTTGGATTGCGTGAGTATTACGACTACGCAGCCTCATTTCCGCCCACTAACAACACAAATTATGCCGGATTTGATTTGGGCGCACAACTCATTGTCACGTATGCCGTTTTTGGTACGACAGTTCCAATGATCTAGTCGTATATGGTAGGGTATTGTTATGGGAAAAATAAATCTACCTGTTCTGTTTTCACAAAAAGATTCGCGATGGGGAACTTCTTTTTTGGGTTTTAACACAAAGATTCCATTTAACATGGCAAATTATGGGTGTTATGTCACAGCATGGGCTATGGTGTGTCGATATTATGGCAAGGATGTGGATCCTAAAACTTTAAACGATAAACTAAAAACTCTGAGTGTTGGTAAAGGTTTTGCTAACGGTGGTGACTATGTGCCAGGCGGTGTAAATCTTTTATTTGGTGACATTAAAGAGAATAGGGTGGTTACACCCACACTGTTAACAGATGCACAATTTTCTGACATAAGGACTGCCATTGATAATGGGTATCCTGTAATAATCGGCATTGATGTTAGTCCCAAAACAGTCGAATATAACAGTCACTTTGTTGTAGTTGTTGGCTATAACACTAGCGAAGAAAACGACCTAACCATTGCCGACCCAATTGGGGGACTTGAACGTTCACTGAAATATTATTTAGGATGGTTTAAGCCAGACGCCAAAAAGACAATTGAAAGCTACGTTATTACGTCGGGTCCTAAGCCTAAAGTAACTGCCGACACTATTATTGTGAGTAAGGATCATTATGATCTCTATATGAGAAATCACGACAAATGGCACATGATGGTACATTATTTAAAGCCAGACTCAGACCCAAACAGTGCGGTGTTTGAAGACTTACGGACTATAGTTGCAGGCATTAAAAGTAGACAAACTGACCTTGAAAATCAACTATCCGTGATTGGTGGACGATTGGCCATTTCGGAGACTGAAGGGTTGAACAACGCAGATCAAATTAGCAGACTACAAGAACAACTGCTAAAAGCACATAAATCAAAAAAAGCCGAAATTGACGCGTTAATTGCCACGATGCCGGACGTGTCAAAAATCAGGGGGCAATACGAGGGTACTATTTTAGATTTGCAGGGTCAGGTTGACCAAGCAAAAAAAGCCGAAGGACAGGCTAAAATCAATCTTGCCAAGTGCGAAGG